AGCAGGTGGTCAGTTCTATCCAATCAAACTGCATTGGTCAGTACATCCAGAGCGCGATCAGCCATGGCGTGATATGCAGACAGAACTGTTAGGAGAAAAGGCAGCTGCTCAAGAATGCGATTGTGACTTCATTTCATCAGGTCATACTGTAGTAGACGGCCCAATCATTCAATGGTATGAACAGACATACATCGAAGATCCAAAAGAAAAACGTGGCTTTGATGGCAACTATTGGATATGGGATTATCCAAATTACAGTAAAGCATATGCAGTTATTGCTGACGTCGCGCGCGGTGATGGAGCTGACTACTCGGCTTTTCATGTGATTGAAATTGAATCAATGACTCAGGTAGCAGAATATCGAGGTAAAATTGGAACCACAGAATATGGTAACATGTTGATATCGGTTGCTACTGATTATAACAATGCATTGCTAGTAATTGAAAATGCTAACATTGGTTGGGCTGTAATACAAGTGGCTATCGATCGTGGTTATGCAAATCTTTATTATTCGTATAGAGATGATGCATATATTGATGAAAATATTCATTTATCTAAAGGTTATGATCTCAAAGGTAAAGCACAAAAAGTGCCAGGGTTTTCAATGACATCAAAAACACGTCCTTTAGTTATATCAAAAATTGAAACGTACTTCCGAGAAAAAACGCCAATTATACGTTCTAAACGGTTGACAGATGAACTTTATGTATTCATATGGAACGGTTCAAGAGCAGAAGCACAACGAGGTTACAATGATGATTTGATCATGGCATTTGGTATTTCATTATGGATACGAGATACTGCATTAAGATTACATCAACAAGGAATTGATTTATCACGAAAAGCATTAGGACATTTTGGTAAAACGCAAAGTGTTTATACGACTAATAAAAATGATAACGGTTCTTGGGATTGGAAAGCTGGTAAAGATCCAGATGACCTGAAATGGTTACTATAACATATTTATTAATAAACGGAAACACTAATGGCAGATACTTCATTACGAACGCGATTACGTAGACTTTTTTCGACGAATGTAGTTGTACGTCGTATTGCAAAAAACCAATTGAAGGTACTCGATACCGCAAAATTACAATCATCAGGTGCATTATCAAACAATGCATTTGTAGATCGTTTTGCCGGATTACATAGAGGTCAATCTGGTTATGTAACATATAATCAAACGTATAATTTTCATCAGTCAAAATTAGAATTGTTTACAGATTATGAGGCAATGGACATGGATCCAATATTGGCTTCAGCATTAGACATTTATGCAGATGAATGTACAGTTAAAAATACAGAAGGCGATACATTAACAATTGCATCTGCTAATCCAGAAGTTCAAAAAGTATTACGTAATTTATTTTATGACATTCTGAACATTGATTACAATTTATGGCCATGGATTCGTAATGCATGTAAGTACGGAGATTTCTTCTTATATTTAGATATTGAAGAAGACATTGGTATTGTAAATGTACAGCCATTATCATCATATGAAGTGCGTCGTGAAGAAGGATTTGATCCTGCAAATCCACATTCATATCGATTTGTATTGGAAAGTACAAACATGACATATGCAAATGCTACTCGTCCAAATTCACAGCATTATGAAAATTATGAAGTAGCGCATTTTCGTTTGATATCTGATACCAATTTTTTACCGTACGGTAAATCAATGATCGAAGCAGCTCGAAAAATATACAAGCAGTTAGCATTAATGGAAGATGCAATGTTAATTCAGCGTATCATGAGAGCGCCAGAACGTCGTATATTCAAAATTGATGTAGGAAATATTCCTCCACATGAAGTTGATAACCATATGACCAACATCATGAGCAAGATGAAAAAAATTCCATATATGAATGAGCAGACAGGTGAATATAATCTTAAATTCAACATGGAAAACATGATGGAAGATTATTACTTGCCAGTACGCGGTTCTGAGTCTGGTACTACAATAGAATCATTGCCAGGATTGACAAACGATGGTCAAATCGAAGACATTGAATATCTACGCAATAAAATGATGGCAGCGCTGAAAATACCAAAGGCATTTTTAGGATATGATGAAGGAGTTGAAGGAAAAGCCACATTAGCAGCGGAAGATGTGCGTTTTGCTCGTACAATTGAACGTATTCAAAAAATATTTGTTTCTGAACTTACAAAAATTGCAATCATACATTTGTATACTCAAGGATTTACAGATGAAGACCTGATTGATTTTTCTTTGGAATTGGTATCACCAAGTATCATCTATCAGAAACAAATGGTGGAATTGATGGAATCAAAAATTGGTTTAGCAAATACCATGAAAGAATCATTGATGTTTTCTGAACAATGGATTTATGAAAACATCTTCAACATGTCATCTCAAGAATGGACAGAAGAACGTGACAGAGTAATTGAAGACCAGAAAGAAGCATTCCGTAGAGAACAGATTAAAGCAGAAGGAAATGATCCTAAAAAGACAAATATGAGCTTTGGTACACCTCATGACATTGCCTCGATGCACGTTGCTAATAAAGGAACGTTGTTACCAGGAATGGAACAAGAACATGTAGGTGGATCTGGCAGACCAAAAGAGCCTGGTACATGGGGTAAACATTCAAGCCCTCATGGTAGAGATCCGCTAGGTTCAAAAGCATTGTCAGGTACATTCAATACAGATAAATCACCATTACAAGCACAAACCAGAAAATCATCGCCGTTAAGTGTTGAAAATAAACAATTGGTCAATACAATACAAACATCGTTAAAGACTCGAAAAATAATTCGTGAATCAATTTCTCAAAGTATTGATTTAAGTAACGATGATGGAACAATGTTAGATGAATCTCAATTACTAGATGAGAAAATATGATGATTTGATTGTAACTGGATATTTATTAAAAACATGTGTACTATAGTATAAAGGATTCTTTTTCATGAAAAAGATAAAACATTCGAAAATAAAAAATACGGGCTTATTATTTGAGCTATTAGTTCGCCAAGTAGCCGTGGATACGATGAATAATAAAAATTCTACATCGCTATCAATCCTCAATAAATTCTTTAAAGGATCTACTGAACTATCAAAAGAGCTTAAATTATATCGGTCATTGCAAGAAGAAACATTTAATACTGAAAATAAAGCACTTAAATTTATTGACGCTGTGATTTCGGCTCGTAAAGTATTAAATGAAACTCAATTGAAACGAGAAAAATATAATCTGATTAAAGAGATAAAAAATCGATTTGATATCGAAGAATTTTTCAAATCACGTGTTACAGATTATAAAACTCAGGCATCGATATATAATATATTTGAACATTCAGAAGCAGATGATCCAGGCGTATACATTCGAAATAAATTTATTATTTCAGAACATGTACAGCAAAAGAAAAGTAAGTCAGCTGCTAAACCATCTTTAATGTCTGAAGATAAAGATATTCGTATATTAGCGTCTAAAATTGTAATTGATAAATTCAATGAAAAATATTCTAAAACATTGAATGGTAAACAAAAAACTATTTTACGTGAGTTCATTAATAATGTAACCAATTCAGAAAAACTTAAAAAATACGTTGTTACTGAAACTAAGAATATTCAACGTGAATTGAATGATCTTAAAACATCGGTTACTAGTAAAGTGATACGTATTAAAATAAATGAAGTAACAAAATTGTTATCTCAGTTACAGAAGAAACATATTGTTGAAGATAAAGATGTACTTACAATGCTTCGATATTATGAGTTAATTAATGAGATAAAAAAATGTAAGGGTGTGAAATGAGTCAAGGACCATATAATATAGACTATGCATTATATAGTCAATTTGAACGTTTAGGCCATCCCGGGCGTTACATTACATCGCGACAATATACATCTGGGCAATTAGATTTAACCGGATCAAATTATGGTTACGGTGCACTTATGGTTGTAACAGCCGGCGGCGCAACAGCGTCATTATCAGGTGGTGGTGAAATTGGTTTGAACGATCTTACCGCTAAAACAATTTATGATATATCTCTTTCAAAAATAACAGGCGGTTCAGGCAGTGTTATTTATGTGTTTAAACGACAAGGAATGTAATGGGTTTACGAGAAGACATAGATCGTTCATTTAGACGTTTGATTCGCGAAGGCGTAGATCGTGTTTCTGATAAAGAAGCTCGTATTGGTTTCAATGACATGGACGATCAAGATTTAGATAATGATGGCGATACTGATGAGTCAGATGAATATCTATATACTCGTCAAAGCAAAGTAGCCAAAGTAACCGAAGAAGAAGAATTAGATGAAATGTCTACTACTGCTGGAGTACCTGGTTATCAAACACCATATGCATTTGGTGATGCTGATGAAGATACATGGAGCCAAGGCGGAATGAAAAAAGTCGCAAAAACTAATAAAATTTTCAAACCAATGGAATCAAAATCAGCATTCAAAAAAATGATGGCTGAAATGTATGGAGTAAAGTCTGTTAAAGAA